ACGGCCAGGGCGAGGTCCTCGACCGACTCGACATCTACCAGGACTTCATCAGCGTCATCCACCTGCCCAACACCATCCCCGAGGCCGGGGAGCACTGGGGCCAGTCGTCCCTGGCCAAGCCCATGCAGGCGTTCGACGAGCTGCAGGCCACCGACACCGACCGCTCCCGCGCCGCTGGCACCACCGGCCTGCCCATGCTCGCCGTGTCCGGGGTCACCGACCACCGGCAGATCTTCACCGTCGCCCCCGGTGCCGTCTTCACCCTCGGGGAGAACGGCCGTATGACCGCGGTCGACACCAGCCCCGCCCTGCGGGAGCTGCGTGAACACTCACACGACCTGGCCGACCGGGCCGCGAACGTTGCCCGCCTGCCTGCGGTCTCCCTCGGCACCATGGACCCCTCCAAGGTCCCCTCCGGATACGCCCTCGAACTCTCCCTCGGCCCCCTCGACTCCCTCATCGGCGGGATGCGCCTCGCGCGGGACCACGCCGACCGCCTCATCCCGAAGTTCGTTCAGCGCCTGTTCCTCGCCGGCCAACACCCCGACTGGGCCGGGCTGAAGCCGATGCCCGCCAAGCTCACCCGCGGCCCCTACACGCCCACCGACAAGATGGCCGTCCTGGAGATGGTCACCAAGGGCGTCCAGTCCGGGGTCGTCAGCCTGGAGACCGGCATCCGCATGCTGATCGAAGCGTCCTGGCCCATCGAGGACGCGCAGAAGGAGATCGAACAGATCCAGGCCCGGCAGTTCGAGCAGGCCCGCGCGCTCGCCGACGCCACCGGCGACACCCAGCTCGTGGCCGACTTCCTCGGCGTCGACATCACCGCTGGCACCGACCCGGCGCCCACCCCCACACTTCCGCCCACCGCCGCCGACACCACACTCGCCGGCACCGCCCTGGACGGGCAGCAGGGAAGCGGGGGGAACACGGCGTGACATCTGTGCTCAACTTGGATCTAGGCGCGGGGCCTGAACTGTCCTTGGGAGGACTGGCACTCATGCGTCGCCCCGCGCAGCATCGACTCGGCCCCCTGCCTGCCCCCGGATGGGCCCACCCCTACGCCGGCCCGGCCGGCCTCGCCGTCTTCTACAACGACGGCGGCGGCCAGCAGCCCCCCGCTCCCGCGCCTGCCCCGGCGCCGGTGCCGTCGCCCGCGGACCTTGCCGCCCGCGGCGGCCAGCAGCCCCCCGCTCCCGCAGTCCCACAGCCCGTCATCGACCGCGAGACCGGCGTGGCGATGACTCAGGACCGCTTCAACAAGATCATGACGCGGCAGTACGAGAAGTCCCGCGGCGCCGCATTCCGGGAACTCGCCGAATCCCTCGGCCTCCCCTACGACCCCGAGACGTTCGACCCGGAGTCCTTCAAGGCCGCCCTGAAGCAGGGACAGGACGCCCGCCAGCAACTCCTCACCGACGAGCAGCGCCGCGCCGAAGAGGTCGAGCGCCAGGAGCAGGCCCTCCAGGCCGACCGCACCCGCATCGAGCAGCAGCAGGCCGAACTGGCGCAGGGGCGCCGCGCCCTCGCTCGGGAGCAGGCCCTCACCCGCCTCGGGGCCATCGACATCGTCGACGACCAGGGAACCGTGACCGGCCCGAACCTCCAGGACGCCCTGGCCATGCTGGAACGCGATCTGCGCGACAACCCCGACGCAGACGCCGCCGCGCTCGCCACGGCTGCTGAGGCTCTGAAGAGGCGACGTCCGGAACTGTTCGGCGCCACGCCCGCACCCCAGACCCTGCCCCCGGCGCCCAGCGGCGGCCCGGCAGGGGGAGCGGCTCCGCGGCCCGCCGTGCCGGAGAAGGACGCCCTGAAGAAGGCGGCCCGGGAACGCGCCCGGAGTATGGGCCTGCGCCGCGACGACGCAGCCTGACAACCGAAGACCGTACGACCAAGGGACCACGCCCTGACCCCCGTGGACGGCACCACCACAGGTGCCCTCACCACACACCCGCGTACATCGCGAAAGGGGCTACGGCGTGGACATCCAGCCGTACACCAGCACCGAGACGCTCGCCGTCGGCCGCCCGTGGCTCATGAGCACCCTCGGCATCGAAGCCAACCAGACCGTCACCCTCGACCTGAGCAAGTTCAGCGAGACCCTCCACTGGACGGCGGCCTCCGCCTACCAGCCGGAGCGGAAGCTGAAGTCCGGCATCCCGCTCGGCAAGCTGACCGCATCCGGCCTGTACGCGCCGTACAACGCGGTCAGCAACGAGGTCCAGACGGTCACCATCACCGGATCCCCGACCGGCGGCACCTTCACCCTGACCTGGTCCGGTCAGACCACCGCGGCGATCGCCTACAACGCCACCGCCGCCACCGTCCAGGCAGCGCTGGAGGCCCTGTCCAACATCGCGCCCGGAGACGTCGTCGTCACCGGCAACGCGGGCGGCCCCTACACGCTCACCTGGGGCGGCACCCAGCTCGGCGAGAACGTGGCCGCGCCCACCGCGACCGCCTCGTTCACCGGCGGCACCACCCCGGGCGTCACCATCGCCACCACCACGGCCGGCGGCACCGCCGCCACCGCCGACGGCGCGGACATCTTCGCCGGGTTCCTGTTCACCGAGGTGTCGTACTACCCCAGCACCACCAAGGTGGGCGCGCCGCTCATGGTCCACGGGCAGATCGACGTCGCCAAGCTGCCCGTCGCGTTCGACCCGACCGACGTCCCGGCCGGCTCCAACACCCAGTTCGTCTACAAGGTCTGAGAGGGGACCACCCATGCCGAACGACATGCTTGAGGTCCTCCTCCGGGACATCAACCCCACGGAGATCAACGCCTTCGTGCGGGAGATCCAGACCCCGGCGGACTACCTCCTCACCCAGTCCGTGATCCCCGAGCGGACCGTGAACTCGGTGAAGTACGAGATCCGCGGCGGATCCCGCAGGGTCGCGGCGGCCACCTACCGAGCCTGGGATGCCCAGACCAAGGTCGCCACCCGCGAGATCACCCGCTGGGTGACCGAGGGCAAGCTGCTGCCGCTCGGGCAGAAGTACATCATCGGCGAGCTGGAGACCATCCTCCAGAACGTGCAGCGCGGCATGGACGGTGAGGACCTCGTCCGCTCCATCTACGACGACGTCGCCGCCCACGTCCTGTCCGTCAAGCACCGCATGGAACTCGCCGCCGGCGACCTGCTCGTGGACGGCAAGTTCACCCTGACCAACGAGAACGGCCTCACCATCGAGGCCGACCACAAGGTGCCGTCGGCGAACATGCCGACCGCCGCCGTCGACTGGTCCGACCCGACCGCCGACATCCTCGCCGACGAACTGGCGTGGATCGAGGTGCTGCGCGCCTCCGGCGCCCCCATGCCGACCCGCGCGGTCACCTCGTACAAGACGTGGGCGTACATGCTCGGCAACAACTCCTACCGGGCCGCCTACTACGGCAGCGTGAACTCCGCGTCCACCATCCCCACCGCCGTCCTCGCCAAGAACGAAGTCAACGTCGTCCGCGACCGCTACGGCCTGCCGCCGATCACCACGTACGACGTGAAGATCCCTCTGCAGGACGGCACCGACGCCAGGCCCCTGCCGGAGAACATGTTCTTCCTGCTCCCGCCGGACGCCCGCCAGATGGCAGAGACCCAGTACGGCCTCACCGCCGAAGGCATCGTCCTGTCCTCCGGCTCCAACCCGTCCATCGAGCGGGAAGAGGCCCCCGGCATCATCGTCACCTCCGGCTACGACGACGACCCGGTCCGCGTCTGGACCAAGGGCGCCGCCGCCGCGCTGCCGGTGATGTACACGCCGGACATCCACATCGCCGCGACGGTGTGGTGAGCCATGGCCCAGCTCGCAAGCACCGTGTACGTGACGGATCCCGAGACGCACCAGACAGTCCGACTGGAGCCGGGCACCTGCCCGGAGCCGCGTCTGGCCGCGCTGGTGACGTCGAAGGCCGCCTGGGTCGACGGAAAGCTGCCGCGCCTGCCAAAGAAGCAGGAGCAGGGGCAGGGCCCTACCGGCGACGGCCAGCACGACGCCTCTGGCGCCGACTCGGCTTCCACCGGCGCTGACGGCACCTCCACCGAGGACGCCGACAGCCAGGCCGCCCCGGCGGCCAAGAAGACCGCCGCGACCAAGCGCGCGGCCACCAAACCGGCTCGGGGCCGGAACGCCGCTGACGAGGGCACCAGCGGCGACTAAGCGGTGTGCGGGACCGCCCCGTGGTGGGGGCGCCACCCGGCGGGCCCGCACACCGCACCACCCTTCCCACCACCCCCAACCCACGCCTGGAGGCCCCGTGGACGCCGGAGTACTCGCCTGGCTGCTGGCCGAACTCGGCACCAACACCGACCAGGCCGACCTCAACACCCGCTACACCCGCCTCGGCACCGCCCGGGCCGTCGCCATCGAAATCGTCCGCGAACGCCTCGCCAACCTGCGCGCCCAACCCTCGACCATCAACGTCTCCGGCGTCGTAGCCGTCTCCTACACCGAGACCATCAAGGCCTACGAGCGCCAGCTGGAGCGCCTGGAGAACGGCGAACCACCCGCCCCCGATGACCCGGCCGGCGCCAGCGGACCGAACGCCCTCGGCATCGTCTACCTGCGTGAGCGGGCCCGCCGATGACCACCCCGCAGGTAACCGACGAGCGGGAGGCACTCGCCACCCTCGTCACCGCCATGGTCAACGAATTGGTCCGCGAGTGGCGGCGTCTGACCACCGCACAGGACACCCTGCTGCGCTCCCTGGAACGCATCCGGCCCGGCGTCGGCGCTACCACCCGCGTCAACGGATACGTCACCGTGTTCCAGCAGGAAGTCGGCGAATTCAGCCGCCTCGCCACCGCGCTCGCCGAACGCTGGGCTGCCCAAGATCTCCCCATCGCCTACCGCGACGGCGCCACCCGCGCCCTGCGCAAAGCAGACGCGGCCATCGCCCTTTTCGCCTGGACCACCAGCCACCAGGTTGCCATCACCCCCCTGACCGCGGACTACTACACCGACCTGGTCGGCCGGATCCAGGAAGCCGTCCGCCGCGCCCAAGCCTTTGCCCGCGCGGCTCGGGATGCCACCCGCGAAGTCACCCTCGGCCGCAACCACGCCGGCATCGACTCCGCCCGCCTGATCGCCGACCATCCCCTGTCGACGATCGTCTACCGCGACAGCTCCCGCCACCAGGTCAAGGACTGGGCCCACACAGCGCTCACCTACCAGGGCACGGTCACCGCGAACACCGGCGCCATCAACACCGGCCGCTACGACCTCGATGCCGCCTGGTTCCAGTGCGTCGACGGGCCCGAGTGCGGATTCACCTCCCACCCCGACACCGACCACGCCGACGGCACCATCCGATCCGCCGACGACGCAGCCGCCTACCCCCTCGCCCACTTCGGCTGCATACGCGAGTGGATCCCACGCCCCGACCTGAACGGCCACACCGGCCTCGTCTCCGGAGACCCCCTATGAGCGCCCCCAGCGAGCCGACCGCGCACGGCGTCCGTATCGACGCTCAGCCCGGCCAGGCCACCATCAGCATCGAAGGCACGCCCCTGCCTGCCGGACAGGTCATCGGCTACCAGCTCGAACACGACATCGCCACCGCCCTGCCCATGCTGATCCTCCACACCCGGCAGCCCGCTGGCGCCGTATGGGAAGGACTGGCTCGCGTCGCCGTAGCAGAACCCCAGGACGCCGGCGAGGCGGTAGCCCAGTTCGTTCTCGGCTTGGACCCGGCCGCGGTCCAGCGCGCGGCCCTGGACCGCACCGACCTGTCCGGCGGCAAGCACGAGATCACCGAAGCGATCCTCAAGCAGATCGCCGACTGGGCGCGGGGGATCAGCTGATGGCCGGCCTGGACGCGGCCCTGGCCGGTGTCAAGCAGTGGATCGACAACAACCTCCTGGTCGACGTCGTCCGCATCGAGCTACCCGCCACCGGGGAACCCGACCTGAACGAGACCACCGGCGAACTGACCCGACCCGCAGGCGAGGTCATCTACGAGGGCCCGGGTGCCGTCCAGGCCACCGGGCAGAACGAGATGACCGCCATCCCCGGGGCGCTGCAGCAGTGGACCACCGAGACCCGGTCCCGGTACACGCTCCTCACCCCGCTGAGTGCGCCCGTGGCACCGAAGGACGCGATCGTCACCGTCGTGCAGGTCCACAACCCGACCAACACGGTGCTGCTGGGACGCTCGTGGACGTGCCAGGACCCCGGACGTGCCAGCACCACCGAGGTCGTACGCAAGACCCCCCTGGACCAAAACCAGGCGGTGAACCAGCCGTGACACCCGAGGAGCTCGCCGACCGACTGGAGCACGCAGCCGACCGGATCGGTCCCGCCGTCGCCCGGGGCATGCAGCACACCGCGACACTGGGCATCGCCAGGATCCGCGGCAACGCCTCCGGACGGCCCGGCCCGAACGTCATCACCGGCGCCTACCGGAACTCGTGGAGGGCCGAACACCGCAGGATTCCGCACGGAGCCGAATGCACCATCGGCACCAACGCCCCCCAGGGAAGACGCCTGGAGTTCGGGTTCGTCGGTGTCGACAGCATCGGCCGGCACTACAACCAGCCGCCCTTCCCGCACGTCCAGCCCGCACTCCCGTACATCCAGAACACCCTCATGGCGTCCATGCGCCTCGCGGTCGCGGAGGTCCTGATGTGATCGAGAACCACGTGTTCACCAAAGCCCTCGCAGACACCCTGGCGGCCGCCTCCGGTAAGCCCGTCGGGCGCGGACGCCGCCCGGACGGAACCCCCAGCCACTACTTCATCCTCTGGCGGATCGACCGCCAGACCGACGGCGCCCCGTACTCCGACCTGAACGAGGACGCCACCCTCATCTACCAGGTCACCTGCGTGTCCGGGCCCGACCCCACCGACCCCGACTCCTTCGGCACGCAGGACCAGCTGGAGTGGATGGAGGACAAGGCCCGCGAGGTCATCCTGGGCCGCGACCCGGTCACCCGCCGGTGGCTGCACGACATCAACGCCGCCGGCATCAAGGTCATGGCCCGCCGCCCTGACGTGGAAGCAGGGGGAACGTCCGACCCGGCCGATGGAATCATGAGCAGTGCCAGCAGGTTCGCTTTCGACCTGACCAGCGCCTGACCCGTCGGGTTGGGCGTGCACTACCGCACCGCGGCGGGACCCCACGCGGACGCCACCACCACAGGTGGCCGCACCCATACACCACGTGTAAGGGGCCAGGTCCACCACGGATCGAACGGCCCCGGGACCAAGGGGCCCACGAATGCCGGTACGCAAGTACATGCGGCGCGGTACGAGCAAGTTCTACTTCGTGCCGACGATCGCCGCCGACACCATGATCCCGACCCGGACCGAACTGGTCCTGGGAACCGAGTTCTCCGAGTACATCGCCGCGATGGACGGATGGACGGTCGCCAACCAGGAGATCGACACGCCGGACATGGCGGACACCTACGACTCCACCATCCCCGGCTCCGACAAGGCCGACAGCTCCAGCTTCACGTTCTACGAGGACGAAGTCGCCGCCGACCTGGAGACCGTCTTCGCCAAGGGCACGACCGGCTACGTCGTGATCCTCCGCAAGGGCGACGTCCCCGCCAACAACTCGATGGACGTCTTCCCGATCCGCGTCGCCTCGCAGTCCCCGCAGTACACCGCGGACAACGAGGCCGCAAAGTTCATGGTCACCTGCTCCATCACCTCCCGCCCGCTGCAGGGCGCACCGGTGCCGGCCGCAGGCACCAACGAGGTCCAGACGGTCACCATCACCGGCACCCCGACCGGCGGCACGTACACGCTGACCTTCAACAGCCAGACCACCGCGGCCATCCCGTACAACGCCACCGCGACGCAGGTGCAGAACGCCCTGGTCGCCCTGTCGAACATCGGCTCCGGCGACGTCCTGTGCGCGGGCGGTCCGCACCCGGCCACGGCGATCACGGTCACCTTCCAGGGCAACCTGGCCGGCGGCGACGTGCCGCAGATGACCGCCACCGGCTCCCTGACCGGCGGCACCACGCCGACCGTCACGGTCACGACCACCACCCCCGGCGGCTGACCCCCGCCTGACACCTCTCCAGCTCCCGGCCGGACGTCTGCCTGCGTTCGGGAAGGGGCGCCAGGCGGCGCCCGGCCGGGTCCCCTTCCCCTGACGGAGGACCACCCTCATGACCACCAAGACCACCACCGCCAGCAAGCCGCAGCCGCCGGCCGCCGCCGTTGCCGCCGACGCCCACTGGGCGGCCAAGATGGAGCGACTGCGGAACCGGTCGCTCGCCGAGGCCACGTACGTCGTGTGCGACGACGAAGCCATCCGTACCCAGTACCGGCGCACCCAGCGAACCCTGGACCTCGCGCAGACCTACGCCGACACCCACCCCGACGACGCGGACGCCAAGTCCGATCTGGCCAAGGCCGCCACGGACCTGGATGAGGCCAAGCAGGCGTACGACGAGATCGCCATTCCGATCCGCTTCCGCGCCCTTCCCCGTCCCGCCATGGAGGCCCTCTACAAGGCGCACAAGCCGTCCGAAGCGGAGGCCGAAGAGGGCGCAAGCTGGGCCGACACCTTCCCCGCCGCGCTCATCGCCGCCTCCTCCATCGACGGCATGACCGAGACCGAGGCCCAGGAACTCCTCAGCACCTGGTCCCTGGCCGAGGCCAACGACCTCTTCCAGACCGTCCACAACCTGCAGAACACCACCCGCGCCGACCTGGGAAAAGGCTGATCCAGGATGAGCGTCTGCGTGCCGAACTCGCCCTGTGCCACCAGTGGGGCATCCCCCACAGCGTGTTCCGTGGCGTGGGCGACGGCACGTGGACCTCGCTCGACCGGGACAAGGCCCTGGCCTACGCCGCATACGAACGCAGCGTGTGCCCGCAGTGCGGCACCCGCGAGTCCGACTGGCTCGACGAGCACGGCGACTACCAGGAGGCGTACGTCGCCACCAGCCACAAGTGCTTCGGCTGCGAAGAGATCGCCGCGAAGCAGCAGGAGATCCCCGAGGGCCCAGCGGGAGCCGGGATGAAGGTGCTGCTGCTGCCCGCAGCCGTGCACGCGGCCCGGCAACTCGCCGACGAGCTCGGCATCCACTGATCACACGAGGGAGGGGAGAACGCGGTGGCCAACTGGAACCTCAGCGTTGACCTGCGCGGTCACGGCAACGACCTTGCGCAGTCGCTGAAGTCCTCCGCCCGGCACGCCCGCTCCCTCGGCACCGCCGCCCACACAGCCCGCGGCCACGTCCGCGAACTGGGGCAGGCATCCGACGCGGCGGCCCGCCACATCCGCTCCCTCGGGCGGGCCGCCAACACCACGCAGCGGCACATCAACCGGCTCGGCGACCAGGCCAACACCACCGCCCGCCGCCTCAACCGGTACGGCGACGCAGCCCGCACCGCCAACCGGCACCTGACCAGCCTCGGTAGCCACTCCCGCACCGCCGGCCGGGATCTGGCCCGCATGTCCGGGCAGATCGACACCGCGGTCCGGGACCTGCTGCGCCTGGCCGATGCCGCACGCCGCGCAGACGCCCGC